GGCCCATGCAATGGACCGGGTGGCTTGCGGGGAGCTCCAACCGGTGGTCGGGTTCCAGACCGACAGCTTGCGCGTGACCAGGCAGTTGACCAGGCGGCTGGAGCGCATCGACAGGTTGTCGGTGGCGCGCATCTTCACAGCCAGGAAGGTGATACCCGCTGGCAGGCTGGGATTGACCAAGTAGCCGCGCACCTCGCCCCAGCGCAGTTCATGCCCGGCTCGGGCCCGGGTGTCTTTGTGGTCGAGCCGCACCACGCGCACTTCGTACCGGCCCGGTGTGACGGGGTAGCGGTAGCTGCGCCGGATGGTGTCAGGGGTGGCGGCGCTGATCACCTCTTGCTGGCTGTAGGCGCTGCGGGTGCGGCGCTGGATGTAGTAGCTGTAGCAGATGCCCGACTCGTAGTCTTGACTCGCGCAGTCGCCGAGTTGGTATTCCTCGGTCAGGGTGTTGGCTGGAATCGGCGGCGGGCCGTAGCTGGTGCTGTAGTAACCGCCCTCGGAATCCGAGTGGTAGGTCTGGGTGGTGACCGCACTGGCCGTGGACCAGGTGGTGTTCCAGCCACTCCAGTCGCTGTAGCTGGTGCCACTGATCAGCGTCTGCCAACCGGTGATGGGTTCACCCTCGTCGTTCACCGCCCGGGCCTCCACCGTCCAGCGCACTTCCTTGGCGTCCTGGCCACCGGCATCGTTGGCGTAGAAGAGGCCGCGCGGCAGCAGGATGTCGATGCCGATGCTGTCGATACGGGTTTCGGGCGGGTTGACGATGAAGGGGCCGATCGACTCACCCCGGGTGTTGGCAGGATCGTCAATCGCCAGTAACTCCTGGCCCGCCACTTCGGGCGCCGTGACCACGTCGTGGTTGAACAGCGTGTTCTGGCCCCCGGGCAGGATGACCTGGGCCTGCACCTCCTCGAAGGACTGGATGGGCGTGTCTTCGATGCGCACGGCCTCAATCTCGTAGTCGCCCTGGCCGATGACCAGCAACTGGTGCAAGTACTGCTCGTTATTGAGGTACTCGGTGTAGGGCGTGGCACCCAGATCGGGGTAGACCAGGTGGCGGCCATAGATGACCGGGATGGGCTGCAGCAGCCGGGCAAAGTTGCCTTGGGATTGCAGCGAATAGGTCGGACTGGGCGCCAGAGCGTTCTGTGCCGAGGGTACATTGGCACTGGGCAACGGCACCAGGGCGTTGACCAGGTAAGCCCCCAACACACTGACGCCGGCGGCCAGCAGACCAAAACCGATCGTGCCCATGGCCGCTTGCGCGGCGGCTATGCCGGCGGCCGTCATGCCATAGCCCATGAGGCCGGCAGCGGCATACGGAGCCAGCACCATCACGGCGATCGACAAGACCACCCGCAGCGGGTTGCTGCCGCCACCGCCTCCACCACCACCGGGCAGACCGACCAGGACCACCACGTCGTACGCGGCCAGCGGACGGAAGGCCCAGTCACGGCGCAGCAAGGGTTGGCCGTTGACCAGGCAGACGGTGGGCAGCGGGAATTCGGTGATGGCCTGGGCGCGCATCCAGTCGGCGACGGTGCTGCCCACCTCCACGGCGTGCAGATCTTTGTCGGCGGGATGGAAGGGGTTGCGAGGCCAGACGACGGCGGCTTGCGGTACTACATGCACAGGTACAGCGGAAATCTGCAGACTCATGTCGGTTCAAGGAAACGGTAGAAGCCCTCGATGCGCCAGCCGTGGGCATCCAGCGCCGCCAAGGTTTGAAACACCACCCCAGCATGGCGCACGGCGTGCAGCACGCCGCCGTCATCGATTTCCAGCCACACGCCGATGTGCACCGGGTAGCGCGACTGCCGCATCAGGACGGCATCGCCCTCTTCCGGCTGAGGAACGGTCTGCCAGCGCTGACGTTCGGGGTGACCGCTGAAGGCATCGAGCACTGCACGCAGGTTGGTGGCGTCAACCGGGTTTTCTGGAAGTGAGCGCTGGAAGTGGGTGCGCTGCACGGTGACAAACAAGCCCCAGCAGTCGTAGGCATCGGGACCTTGGGCGCCGACCACCCACGGCAAGCCGATCAAGTCTGTGAGCGCAGCTGCCTGCACGGTACTCATCGCGTCAGCCCCGGAAACTCCCGCGCCGTGTAGGTACGGCTGGGGAAGGCCTTGTTGCCGATGTCCATCATGCGGGCGCGGGCGGTGACGCGCTGCACGTCGGCCACCACCTCGGTCAGCACCAGCGTGATGGGCGGATCCATCTGCGGTCCTTCGAGATCATTCGAGAGATACGGCCGATAGGTGATCTCGATCACCGCCTGCGATTCGGCAGCCGCGTCCAGATGACGCACGATCTCGCGGCTGACGTTGTCCAGCGTGACCACGATTTCCGGAACAGGCGCGGTGTCGACCGGCGGCAGATCCAGCTCAAAGCCCATGGCGATGAAGGTGACCATCTGGCCCGCGTTGAGCGGGGCATCGGCCTCGAGCCGGGCGGTCAGGTCGACCTGATCGCGCACGACACGGATGGCTACTGCATTGCCAGCGTCGTCACGGAAGTCCGGATGGCGCAGTTCCAAGGTGTGCAGGATGATGGCGTCCGTGGGTGCGTGCGCGTAGGCCTCCTGAATGGCTTCAGACAGGGTGGGATCGGGCATGGCGCATCCCCGTCACGGCTGAATGGCCGCCAGATCGGCCGGGTTGGGCTTTTCTGCGTTGGACCAGGCGCGGCAGGCATCGATGAAGGAAGTCATCTGGTCCTTTTGCGCCTTGGTGCCAGCGCGCAGCAGGTTGAGCTGCTTCCACTCGGGGTAATGGGTGGTGATGTACTCGGCGCACAGGCGGCGGGCACGAATGGCCGTCGCCTCTGCAGAAAGCTCGATCTGAGGTTCGCCGTACTGCGCGATGAATTCGGCCGTGCGAAACGACATCGCAAAGGCCGCGACGCCCTCCTCGCTGAACGAGCCATGAAGTTTTGCGCCTGTTTGAATTTCGGTTGCGATATGCATGATCAATCTCCCATGGACATGCCGGCGTTGCCGGGGTGCAGAAATGCGTAGACGTAAGGCATTGCGATGTACGCCTCCACTTCCTCGGTGGAAGAGAAGCCGATGGAGAAGCCGTTTCCGAACGTGGTCATCATGGCGGAGATGCCCACCACACCCTCGACCAGCTTCCAGCCTTGGGGCTGTGCATCGCATTCGGCCTTGGTGACCACGACCCCGCCACCAGGATCGCTGGTCATATAGCCCGCGTGAGAGCCAATCCCAACAGCACTGCCCCTCGCGATGTGAACCCACATCCGGAAACCATAGGCCTCGGCATAGACGCGGCGTTGTGCGGGCAGGAAGAGCCAACGCGTATCCTCGGGCACGGTCGGTTCTGCAATGACCTTCAACAGATTGCCATTGCCCAGTCCGTACCAGCCATCAGCCAAGCCGCCCCCCCAAACGGGAAATCGGGGCCCTTTGGTGTACGTGCCAAACCAGTAGGGGTTATCAACCGTGGCAAGTCGGGAATCGTCCACAGCAGCCGCCGGTCGCTCCAGGGTGTAAGGTCCCTCGAATCCCTTGGTCCATGGGTGGACAGCGGACAAGGCCAACCCAGCCGCCACGTATCCAGTAGGTACGCCGTTATCCACAACATCCATGTAGGCGTTTTTCACGAGATTTTGCGGCAAGGGGTACTGCCCCCGCGCATTGGCCACATAGCTGTTGACCGTCGCGTTCATGCCGTTGATGGCATTGGTGGTGCGCGCATCGTTGTTGGCGATGGCGTTGCCTACCGTGGCATTGATCTGATCGATCTGCCCGCGCACGGTCTGGTTGAGCGCCGAGGCGGCGGCCACGACGTTTTGCAGTTCGGTTTCGATGCTCATGAAGTTCTCCATTCAAAGGAAGTTGTCGATGTCGTTCACGGTCACACTGCCGCCGGCCAGGCCCTTGAGGAGCGCGCGCAGGGTGTTGCGCAGGTTGTTGACCTGCACGTTGGCGTAACTGAACTCGTGCCACAGCGGCGCAATCGGGTAGCGCTGGCGGAAAGTGGTGGAAACCGTGGTGCCGCTGGCGTTGCGGTAATTGGCTGCGTTGCCCACCGTGATGTAGATGCCGGAGTTGTCGGCTGGGTAGGCATTTCCGTCGTTGGCCCGGATCCACACCCCGCCGCGGACGGTGTCGGAAGGATCCGAGACACCAGCGGAGAAGAAATTGGGCGGCAGCAGGTTCCACCACAGATGGGTGTAGGCGGCATTCCAGGGGTTGGCCTGGCTGCCGTCGCCCGAGGCGGCGGCATCCAGCGGTCCGTCGATGATGCGCAGGTTCCAGGGGTTCCAGATCTCCAGCGACGAGCGCACGATCAGCTCGAGTGGGATCATGTAGCTGTAGCCCTCGACCACTTCCGGCCGGGTGGTGCGTGCGACATAGAGCGTCGGGTCGTTGAACCCCCGGCGGCCGTAGGCGCGCCCAGCGGCGTCGCGCGTGCCGGTCACGAAGTTGCGGTTGTACTTGGCCAGGTTTGCCTGCGAGCGCCCGTCCGGATTGAAGGTGGTGTAGACCGTCCCGTAGGAATTGATGTTCTCGGCGATGAACGCCCCTTCGCCGTCCAGACCCCAGACCTGGGTGCACAGGGCGTCCATGTCGGACTGGTCCAGCGTGAAGCGGGCGTAGCCGGAGGTGGCCAGCGTCAGCCAGTTGGCAGACGGATCCCCCTCACGCAGTCGCGCCAGGGTCTCCAGATCCTTGACCAGCTTGAAGCGGTTGGTGGCATCCAGCGTGTGGCTGACCGCCTTGACCAGATCGAAGGGAAAGCGGTCCTGTACGAACTGCACATCGATCGGGTGGGTGTGCGGTGAGACAGAGGTGTCCCAGACCACGGGCCCGGCTTGGGTTCCATCGAAGCGTCGGTAGCTGGTGACCGTCGGGGTCGCACCGCCGACCGCCAGGAAGGTGTTGCCGGTGGTCCCGATGGCCCGTGCCCCGATGTCTTGAGCGACGATCGTGCTGCCGTTCCAGGTTAGCTGCTCGAGGTGGGTGTGGTTCTCTGAGGCGGGGGACGCTTCGGCTTTGCCGTAGCCGGTTTCCACGTACAGCGTGCTGCCACCGATCAGGGTGTTCATCTCGGCAGGGCTCAAGGGCACTTCCAGGCCATGGCCGTGGGTGCCACCAAAGCCCGAGGCCACCACCGCGAAGGTAATGGTCGGCGTCTCATCCCCGATGGCGTAACTGGTCTTGGCCACCCGATTGCTGAGCTTTCCCACCGGTGTAGCCCGCACCCGGTAGTTGATGTAGGCGTATTCCGGGGTGCCGTCTTCGCCGATATGACTGATCACGCCACAGCGGAACGACCCGTTCTCCCCAAGGTCTTTGGCACCGGAGAAGTTCAGGCGCTGGGCGAAGGTGAGCAGGTCTTGCAGGCGCGAGGCGTTCTCGCGATGGCGGAAGGACTGGATCAGGGTGTTCAGGTCACCATTGGTGGGGAGTTTCTCCAGCCAAACTTCGGCATAGAGCAGGTCCAGCCGGGTGTCCTCCAGGTGCTGGGTAAAGAGGTTACGCATGTAACGCGCTTGGGTGTCGTTGGCCGTGTCGATCGCCACCGACCCGTCCGCATTGAGCGTCAGACCCGTGGGTTTGGCCAGCACAGCGGCGGGGACCGGTGGCGCATCCAGGAAGCGGTTGTCCTGATCGGCGAGGATCGGGTCGTTGTGCGTCATGCGCACGTAGTAGCCGTTGACCAGGGCAGTGAGTTCGCCCAGGCCGATCATGCGGTAGTAGTTGGGGTGGTTGTGCTGGCTGTGCGCCGAGTACGAGACAGCAAACGGACGGTGCAAGGCGCCCGGGCCATCGTCGTTGGCGTAGTTGCGCACGTTGAAAAGCCCCGAGCCGCCCATGCCGCGCAGCAGTTCGGCGGTGTAGGCCGATTCGAACCCATCGATCAAGAAGTCCTGGTCAATCAGGCCTTCGTAGGCGGGCGGTATGCCCGGCTCGATGGTGTTGATACGCTGGTCCAGGCGGGCGACTTCGGTGCCGACCCGGCTGTTGAGGCTGGCCACGCCCGTGACGGCGGACTGGACCTGGGCCTCCATTTGTTTGTCGTCGAGGAAGTCCAGAAGGTTTTCATGGGTGGAGCGGATCAGGGCTTCGGCGACGATGGCGTTTTGGCTGGCCAGCGGCAGGTAGTCGTAGTCGATCTTGCCGTCCAGACCGGCCACCGGCACCTTGCCTGGGGCGGATTCGAAGGAGCCGTCATTGCTGGTGACCACGGCCACCGCCTGGTCGCGAAAGGTCAGCGCGGTGTCGCGGGCCGCTTCGGTCTCGTCCAAGGTGGTCGCAGCAGACGCAGCGCTTTGGCTGGCGGCCTGGGCGCTGTTGGCGGCCGATGTGGCGCTACCGGCTGCGGCATCGACGCTGGCGTCCAGCGTCGCTTTGCGGACATTGACGGTGTTGAGCAGTTGCGTGGTGGCGTGCGTGAGCGCCGCCACTTCGGTCATCAGACCACTGGCAGATTCAGCCATGGAAAGGCTCCTTGAGGGGTTCGGATCAGGTAAAGGCGTGGTGCTCGATCACCACCGCCTGGGTGGCGATCAGGTGCGCGGCCATCTGGGTGTAGGGGGCAACCACCAGGGTGTCGGCTTGGTCGACATAGGCGGCGCAAGCCAGCTCGGACACTGCCGCCTGGTTGCGCGACGTGAGCGCCGCGTTGGCAGCAGTGCGTGCCAGATCGGCTTGCGCTTTGGCCGTCGTGGCAGAGACATTCGCGCGATCGGCGGAGGTCGAACTCAGAGTGCCGCCAGCAAGCGCCACCCCGGCCATGACTTCGCCGACCCGGGTTTCCACGCGGGTGAGGAATTCCAGATCGCCAGCGGTGTCGGCACTGCTGTCCGCTGCAACAGCCGATGCCGCAGAGGCCTCGGCGCTGGCTTGGGATTGGGCGGCGGAAGCTGCAGCCCGGCCCTCGTACTGACCGGCCGCCCATTCGGACTGCCAAGCGGCCCTGGCCCGTTCGGTGGCTTGGTTTTCAGACGCCAGTGCGGCTTGCTCGGAGGTCAGCGCGCGGGATGCGCTGTCACTTGCCGCAGCAGCCGAAGCCGCCGAATTGGCTTCCGACATCGCCGCCCGGCTGGCCGAACCAGAAGCCACACTTGCCTGTTGACTGGCCGTACTGGCCGATGCCTCCGACTGACTGGCTGCCGTCTGGGCACGCGACAGCAGATTGTTCGCCGCCTGGTTGATCTCGGCATCCTTGTCCGCGATCAGTTTGGCGGGGGAGCGGACGGGACCGCGTTCGGTGCTGATCTGGGCATTGGCATCACCATGCGCCCAGTCGTGCACCAGGCCACTGTCGGTCTCCAGTTGCGTGACCGAGCGCAGCAGTTGATCTTTGATGGACATGTGCTTTCCTCAGAAATACGGCGGGGTGCCGAGCGTGCCCATCTGCTCGTGCAACCAGCGGTGCAGACGGTCGGCCAAGGCCATCTCGACATCGCCGTAAATGCTGGCCGCCTCCAACTCCTCGGCAGTCAGGCGCTGCAGGTTGCGGATTTCCATCTGTGCGGCGACTCGCCAGCGTCTGGCGGGCAGCAGTTCTGCTTGCCACGGGGCCAGGAATCTCGCCTCCACCGCCTGCACATCGAGCGGCACGGCCAGGGGCAGCACAAACCACTGCTCGCCCAGTCGGGTGTTCAAGGCCCACCAGGCATCGAACACCGCGAACTGGAACTCCGAGAAGCGCCACTCCGCTTGCACCTGGTAGTGGGCACTGAGCGAACGCAACCGATGCCGGGCGGCACCGGTTTCCATCTCGGTGCGCAAGAGGCTCGGCCGAGGCGATAGGCTGTAAACCTCAACCCGGGGTGGTGGCAGGGTTTCCGGCCAGACGGACAGATTGTTCACGGTGGTCATCGCACGGCTCCCATGGCGGGGTTAAGGCCATAGCGGCGCTCCAGGGTCGGTGCAATGCCCGTGCCCTGGCTGATGGCGCGGGCCATGCGGCCCTCGATCTGCTCGATGAAGACATCCAGCCGCAGGCCACCGTCAGGTTGGCGCTGTTGCTCAATGCGGGCATCCACCCCTTGGGCCTTGTTGACCACATTGACCTGCACGTTCACGGCGGGCGGCTGGGACTTGGCCGACAAGGCCCCGCCCAGCGCGCGCATCTGCCCGCGGGTGAAGACCGCCTCACCCTCCTGGGCGATGATGGGCACTTCACCACTGACGATGCCGCCGGTATGGAAACGCGGGGCGCCACTGAAGACGCCCGGATGCACGGAGCGGGTGATGAGCGCATCGGATCCGATCACGCCACCGCTGTGCGCGACGTTGACCATGGTGCCCATGAGATCGCTGCTGCCCGCGGGGAATGCACCGCCTGCTGTACTTCCGCCCATCCCAGGAATGACGCTACCCAGCCAGTTGGCCAGTGGCAAGGTGATGGCGCGCTGGATCTGGATGCGCACCAGGTCTGCAATGATGGAGTCGGCCATGCTTTTGAAGTCCAACTTGCCGGTCATCACAAAGCGGGTGAGCGCATCCTCCATGGAACGGAAAGCGTTGACCGTGACCTGCTGGGCCCGCTTGGCAGCGTTGGTCGCATCGTCGATGTAGGACTTGAGCGCCGACTTGGCGCCGTATTCGAAACTGCGCTGGTACTCGGCATTGGCCCGCACCAGATCTTCAACGATCGGCAACTGCCGTGCCAAGGCGTCGTTGATCGCCTCCAGCGTCTGCACCCGCAGCCCCGCGTCTTCAATCTGATTGGCTTCCTTGCGCGCAGTGGCAGCGGACTTTTCCAGATCGGTACGGGCTTGCAGGACGGCGCGCTCGGTGTCCGACAGGTCCAGCATCTCGCGCTGCAATTGCAGGGCTTCGATGCGTTGGCGGTTGCTGCCGATCAGGCCTTTGGTGATCTTGTGCGAGGCGGCCTCTTCTTTTTCAAAGGCGTCGAAGGCCTTGTTGGCTTCCTTCTGACGTTCGATGGCTTCGAGCACCCGGATGTACTGCTCGGCCTCGGCCGCCACGCCTTTGTAACCTTTGGCTTCGATCTGCAGGGCCCGGGCGCGCAGTTCGGCCGCTTCCCCCTCTTGGGTGCGGGTCAGGCGAGAGCGCAGCTGGTTGAGGAAGGCTTCGCCTTCGTCGAGTTTTTCTGCCGGCTTGGGCTTTTGAAAGCCGGACAGATCCAACTCCATCCGGGGCTTGCGCGGCAGTGTCGGCAGGAACTTGTCGTAGATGGCCTGCACTTCCTTGGCTTGGGCCTCGGTGTCGAGCACGAACTTTTGGCCCATGACCCGGACCGTGCGGCGCTGCTCGTCGAAGAACTTGGCCACCCGGTCCACATACCCCGGGTTCTGGTTGATGTTGAAGAGCCGGTCGTTGGCGGCGCGCACGTAGTCATCCCGCGCACCCTGCAGCTTGGCGATTTCGGCATCGATGACCTTGGGATCGAATCCCATGGATTTCATCGAGCGCAGCAAATCGGTCTTGAACCAGGTCTCGATGTCCTTGCCCACCACCGACAGGCTGTCAAGGGGCTGGGCAATCACCCGCTTGGCCAGCACGGCCGACTCGGCGATGAAGGCCAGGCCCGAGGCCACAGACTCCAGGAAGGCCAGGATGGCTTCGCGGTTAACGGAGATCTTTTGCAGCTCGTTGCTGAAACTGCCGGTTTCGCCCTGGGCCAGGATCACCTGCTCGGTGAAGTCGGCCAGCACCGGAATGACGGCGGCACCGATCTGGCGTTGCACGCCCTCGAAGATGGCAGACAGGCGCGTCAGGTTGTCATTGAAGACCTCAGAGGCACGGGCCACGTCTTCGGACATGACCAGACCCAGGCGCTGGGCCTCTTCCATCAACGCCGTGATGCCTACGCGCCCCTGGTTCAGGAACGGGATGATGGCCAGGCCTTCCTTGCCGAAGAGCTTGACCGCGAGTGCCGCCTTTTCGGCCCCATCGGGCATGGCCGAGAACTTGTCGGCCAGATCCAGCAACACCTGCTCGGTCGGACGGATCTGCCCATTTACCTCGGTCGCCGAAACACCCAATGCCTTGAGGGCCGCGCTGCCCTCTTCGCCGATGACCTGGGAGTCGAACATGGCGACTGAGAGCTTTTGCAGTGCCTTGGTCAGGCCTTCGGTGCTGACATCCGAGAGCTTGGCAGCGTAGTCCAGTGCGGTCAGCGCTTCCACCGAGACACCTGTCTTTTGCGAAAGCTTGAAGAACTCATCGCCCACTCGCGCCACGGGCATGACCAGAGCCGTGATGCCCACGCCCAGTGCCGCAATGCTTGCACCGGCGATCAGACCAGCAGGGCCGAGCTTGCCCAGCACCGAGCCCAGCAGGCCCAGCCGTTCGGTCGCGGCTTCCAACTGGAACTTGGCGTCGTTGGCCGCACTGGACAGGAGCTTCAAACCACCGGACGCTGGAGTAGCGGCTGCCTCGATTTTTTTGAGCGAGCGCTCCCCCTTCTCGCCGATCTCTGACAGCTCGGCTTTCACCTTGCCGCCGTCGACGACGGACAGACGGATGGAGAGGTTGCGTTCAGCCATGGGGAGGAAAGACTCGGATCAGGGGAAGGAAATCAGTCGTCGTTTTGAAATGTGCTCATCAGGCCCGCCTCGACCGCTGGGAACAAATCGATGGCTGTGGCCTTGTCCAGTCCGGTGCTCTCGCAGGCCAACATCCACGCGTTCAGATCCAGCCCGACCACCCGGCCCTGCGCCATGCGCAACTGACTGGCGCAGACTTCAATCGCGCTGGCGGCTTGCCAGCCGTCCAGGCTTTGGGGGGCGTTCATGGTGTAGGGGCACTCGGGGCACGGCTCGGGACAGGCATTGCAGTAGCTCGGCCCGCCACCGAAGTGCCAGGCGGTGCGGGCCTTCAGGCGTTTTTTTCTGCATCCAGGGCGTAGAGGCCAGCCAGGTATTCGCGCTCGAAGGCATCGGCCAGCAGCCAGTGCTCCATCAGGGCTGCCACGCCCTCGGGGGTGACGGCAGCGGGTTTGCCTTTGTCGTCGGCCACACCTTCCCAGGCGAGCACGGCCAACTTGGCCAGTTCGGTGATCAGGGTGGCGGTGCGCTCGCCGGCCGCCGTGGTGTCGCTGCCGGCCACTTTGGAGGCGGCATGGCGAGCGGCCATGACGAGCGCGGTGGTGGCAGGACGGACCTGCAGGCGCACACCGGCGGCCAGCGTGATCCAGTGCGGCTCACGCGGGAGATTCAGTTTGATCATGATGAGTTTCCTCAATAGCTGGAGACGTCGTTCACCAGTTCGACGGTGAACATGCGCGCCACACCGGCGGCCTTGGCGGCTTGCCACTCGAAGGTGGCCTGGATGCCACCGGGGCCAGAGATGGACAGCTTGGGCTTGGGCAGGTAGACCTCATGGGCGATGAAGGTCAATCGCCGATCTGTATCGATGGCGTAGCCGAAGGTCAGTTCCAGCGGCGTGTTGTTGGTAGCGGCATCGATCAACGTGCTGTCTGCAAAGCGCACCTCGAGGTTGCCGGTGAGACTGGCTACCGTGGGATCGGCGCCATCGATCTTGCCGTCGGAGCGGATGGTCTCGATGCGTTCCAGGTTGTTGGAATAGGTCAGCTGCGCCGAGACCACGTTGCCCAGGGCAGAGCCGCCTTGCTTGATGGAGCCCTGGAACTGGTTGAAGCGGATCAAATCTCGCGTGGTGGGTGAGGCGTCGAGCGTGGCGGCCTGCTTGGCTTCGCCCTGGGCGATCAGGCCCACGGTGGCGTTGGCGGCGCCGGAACGCGCAAAGCCCACCTGCAGGCTGTTGACCATGACGCCCGAGGCCACAAACCAGGCCGGGATATCCGGCAGGCCGGTTTCCAGCGTAAGGCTGGGCAGACTGGGTTTGCCGGAGGTGAAGGTGTGGGTGACTACGCCAGAACCACTGGTACTGGCATCGCCCAGCAGGGCTTTGAGCCAGATGCCGATGTTGCGCACATCAATGGGCACGACGATGTCACCCTCGACCTTGATCACGTCGCGGATCGGGGCACTGGGGTCACGCCCCAGGCCGATCAGGTCGTTGGCGATCAGCCCCT